ATTTGTATATTTACCTTTAAATACAGCTACTGTTGTAGCTTTAATTTGAAATAATATGAAATTAAAATGTATCAATTGTAATTCTGAGTTTGAAAAACCAAAAGAACAAAAGACTTGTTCTAGAAAATGTTCTGATGAGTTTAAAAAGAAAAACAATAGGGAATATAGAGTCTGCATTCAGTGTAATTTAAGTTTTGAGGTGAAAAAAAGCACTAAAAAAACAATGTGCTCAGATGAATGTAGAAAATCTTATGCTTTGTTACCTGAAAATAAAAAAATAAGAATTGAAAAGTCTTTAAATTCTTTGAAGGAAAAATTTGGTACAGAAAATATTTTTGAATTGGATTTTATTAAAAACAAATCAAAACAAACAAAAATAGAAAAATACGGAGATGAGAACTATAATAATTTAGACAAATCAAAACAGACAAAGAAAGAAAAATATGGAGATGAGAACTATAATAATTTAGACAAATCAAAAAAGACAAAGAAAGAAAAATACGGAGATGAGAACTATAATAATAGAATAAAAGCAAAAGAGACAATGAATAAGGATTATGGCGTAAATCACGCTATGATGCTTGTTAAATATCAAGAAAAGCAAAAAAAAACTTTATTTAAAAATTACGGAGTTTTACATCCACTACAAAATAAAGAAATATTAAACAAATTTCAAAATACAAACTTAAATGTATATGGTTTTAAAAACCCTTCTCAAAATCATAAAATTATAGAAAAAATAAAGCAAACGTATTACGATAATTTTGATGATACTATAATTTTTGATAAGATGGAAACCATGGAAATAGAATTAATAAGCAAATATGAAGGATTAAGAGTCGGAAACGTTTATAATGAATATGAATTTAGGTGTAAAAAATGCAACCATAAATATTTTGGCACTTTTTCAAACCATAGACCTCCAATATGTAGATCGTGTTATCCGATGTATAAAAACAACAAACATCAGATAGAATTTGCTGAATATTTTAAAAATATAGATATATCATTCAAAGAAAATACAAAAACAGAAATAAAACCTTTTGAATTAGACTTTTATTTTCCAGAAAAAAAAATAGCTTTAGAATTAAATGGAAATTATTATCATTCAGAAATTGGAGGTGATAAAACAAAAGATTACCACATAAATAAAACAAATTTATGTAACAAACAGAATATTGATTTGATTCATATATTTGAAGATGAGATAATTTTTAAAAAAGATATATTAATGTCTATGATTAAAAACAAGTTAGGTTTTATAGACAACAAGTTATATGCTAGAAAATGTAGTATAAGAGATGTTTCGCTGTTAGATAAAACTAAATTTCTAAACGATAACCACATACAAGGCAATTCAAAAGATAAAGTGAGAATTGGTTTATATTATGATGACAAATTAGTATCAGTTATGACTTTTATTAAGTTAAGGAAATCTATGGGCAACAAAGAAGATAGTGAAAATTTTTACGAGCTTACAAGATTTTGTTCATTAATAGATTATAGTGTTGTAGGGGCATTTTCTAAATTATTAAAGTTTTTTATAAATAATTACCAACCAAAGAAAATAATAACATTTTCTGATTGTAGATTTAGTGGAGTAGATTATGAAAAAACCGTTTACCACAAAAACGGATTTATTTTAACAAATCAAATAAAACCTAGATATTGGTATTTTGAAAAAGGAGACTACTTAAAAAGACATCATAGGTTTAAGTTTAATAAAAATAAATTATTAAAAATATTAAATATTCCAAATGTATCTGAATGGGAAATAGCTCAAATTCTTGGGATGGATAGAATTTGGGATTGTGGAAATTTAAGATTTGAAATGGTTTTTTAAAATTATTTATTAAATTTCAAAATATTAAAAATAAATTAATTCATTTTGGTGTTAAAAAATTAAAAATATTTAATACTTATTTTTCATTTCTATTTATATAAAAGAAAAAAAATAAATGTCAGGTAATTATTTTCAGCCCATAAAAAGAGAATTTTTAAATCTTTCTGGTGGTACTGTTACAGGAAACACAGTCTTCACCCAAGGGTTATATGCTAATGCTTTATCTGGGGGTACATTATATTCTGGATCTACAAATTTAGAAGATATATTTTTAACAACAGGAGACCTAACAGCAACAACAGTATCAGAAGGCTCAAATATTTCAATACAGCGTGTAGGAGAAGATTATAAAGTATCGGTAGTAGATTCACCTTCTTTTAATAATGTTAATTTTTCAGGAACATCAACTGGGGGGAATATTAATGCATTAAATATAACTGGTAATACAATTTATGCTAATACTTTAATAGAGCCAGTGTTAGATAATTATGTTGATATTGGTGCTCCATTTAAAAGATTTAGATCTTTAAATGCAATTAATGGGATTGCTGTTAACTTCACGGCAAGTACTAGAGTAACAACTCCTGAAATTATTTTAGGCACAACAACTATAACAGAAGATAATATTATTTTATCTGGATACACACTTGAGGGGGGTAACTGGTAAAAAAAATACTATTTATAAATAAATAAAAAATTATGGCAGAAAGACAAGTTCGTATAACCCTTAGAGACAAACAAACAACTGGGGGCTCTGTACCTGGAACAGCATTATTTGGAGAACCTTTTGTAAACCTATATGACGGTGTTTTAAAATTTTCTGGTGTTACAGGTGGTGGCTTCGAAACATCTAACCAGGCTGGTGTTTTCGAAGTAGGTTCAACTATTTATAATCAAAAAGTAACAAACAGATTAAGTGTTAATAGTAATTTTGTAGTAAGCGGAGATACTGGGATTATATCAACATATGGTTCTACATCAGGGTCAGGTTTGATTGGAAAATTCTTAAGCGGAACAACAAATGGGTTTGTATTAGGTAATATTACAGATATTCAAGGTGTTACAACAAGAGTTCAACCTGGTTCAAACATCACAACAGGAGGAACTGCAGACAATCCTACAGTAAATCTTGTAGACTCTCCTTCTGTTAATAATATTACTTATTCAGGAACATCAATAGGTGGAAATTCAATAGCGACTAATGTTTCTGCAACAACAAGTTTTTATTCAGCTGGCACTTCACTAGAGACAATAATTTATAATATTGCTAACTCTACTGAAAATATTACAAACGTACAACCTGGTTCAAACATCACAACAGGAGGAACTGCTTCAAACCCCATAGTAAGTCTTGTAAGTTCTCCTTCTATAAATAATTTATCGTTTTCAGGTGTTGCAACTGGTGGGAACTTAACTGCAACTCAAATAAGTGGAGGTACGATATATTCAGGGTCAACGAATCTGTATGATATATTTGTTGATTCGATAAGCGCAGGTTCAAATATTACTATAGGAGGAACGGCATCAAATCCAATTGTAAATGTTGCAACTTCTCCTACTTTTTTAGGATTAGTATCTGCAACTGGATTTACAGACTCTAGTTTAACAGCTGGTAGAGTTGTTTATGTCGGAACTAGTGGTAGATTGGTTGATGAGCCTGGATTCACTTATGATCAAAATACTGATACACTGAATGCATTACATGCAACTTTTGGAGTAGCAGGTCAAACAGGTACAACATTAACTATTAATGGAGATTTGCTTATAATGGGGGAATCTATAAGTGGTTTTACTTCTCAGTTGTATATAGAAGATAATTTTATAGAATTAAACTACAACCCAACAGCTTCTACAGAATCTACATCTCTTGGAGCTGGTTGGTCTATACAAGATGGTTCTGGTGTTGCTGGTACTGATGTTTTCTTAGATATTAGAGGTACAGGAACAACAGTTTCAAATAGAGGTTTCGCTACTAATTTAAATGATATATACCTTAGAGAATCAGGAACTGTGAGCTCGCCTAATGGTGTTAGAGTTCTTACCGAACAGGATATTTTAGATGGGGGATCGTTTTGACGGTGGAATTTACTAAATTTTTAACTATTTATAAACAGAGGCAAAAAAGTCTCTGTTTTTTTTATTTAAAAATTATGAATATAGGAATTTATATTATTAGAAACACAATCAACAACAAAGTTTATGTTGGTCAGTCAAAACGTTTAAAACAAAGATATTATGATCATTTAATAAATATAAAAAAAGGAAGACATCATAATGATATTTTACAAAAATCATTTAATAAATACGGTTTTGATAATTTTGAATACAATATTATAGAGGAAGTGTTAGATGAAAATATGCTTAACGAAAGGGAAAAATATTGGATTGATTTTTATGGAGGAATTAATAGCGATAAAGTTTATAATTTAAAAGATCCTTTATTGAATGAACATTCAGATTATGTTAGAAAAAAAATAAGCAAAGCAAACAGCGGAGAAAACAATCCAAATTTTGGAAATAAATGGACAGATGAAATGAAACAAGAATTGTCAAATTCTAGAAAGGGAATCACTTTAGAAGAGCGAATGGGAAAAGAAAAAGCAGATTTAACAAAAGAGAAAATGAGGCAATCTCAAACAGGAAGATTGCATCCAGAAGAAGTTAAAGAAAAAATAAGACAACATAATATTGGAGAAAAAAATCCTGCATTTGGAAAAGGTGATAGACAGCTTGGAGATAAAAATCCAATGTGGGGGAAACCATCCTCAAGCAGAAAGGTTATACTACAATTTGATAAAAGTGGTAATTTTATTAAAGAATATGAATTTTTATCTGAAGTAAAAAAAGATGGATTTCATATTGGAAATGTAGCATCTGCAGCTAGAGGAGAACTAAAATCAGCAGGTGGCTTCATCTGGAAATATAAAGAAGAAAATCAATAAGGATTAACGTCTTTTTCTATCTCAATTCTAATGGATCCTATTTGAGGAATAGATAGTCTTTTTCCATCTAAATATGTTAATTGAAATTCAGCTTCAAATAAACCTGAGTCGCTTGTGTCTTCAGCATCCCAATTATATTGAATTACACCCCCACTAAAAGAAAGTATTTGAGCTGGTTTAGCCATTATCTTAATATCTCCACAAGAATTCTTCATTGTGAATGTAACGTTAGATACTTCAGTTAAATCAAAAGGAATTCTACTCCCTAAACAACTTCTATCTATAAGCTGCATTTTTAAAACAGGTAAAGTATCATTTCTTTTGATGTGAAATTCGTTGTTATTTCCTACCATTTTTTTAATTATAAATAGATTATAATATCTCTATTTCTATAGTGTTAGATAATATTTCTATAGATATTTCTTGATTGCCTATTATTTCTGAGGTAATTTCTCCAGAAGGACCAGTTTGATTATTTAATCTAAATCTAGTAGTTAATTTTTTTTGTGGAGCAATATTTGTGTAGTTTACATACCAAACTAAATCATATGTTATATCAGTTGCATATAAACTTGGATTTAAATCTGTGTAGTAGATACCTGACTCTTCTTGTGTTATAGGGGTATTAGATTCAATTACTGTTGAAGACTCATCACCCCCTACTCCAGCTACATATGAACTTGCACTTATAGAATGAGGGTCAAAAAGCGAATACGATTGTGTTTTTCCAGTTGGTGTATTGATAAATGAAACACAATAAATTTTTCTGTATAATCTTATCTCTCCCATAATTTTATATAAAAAATCCTTGGAACATTATATTTAAAATACAATACCCCAAGGATTGATATGTTTTTTTTGAGCTATTAAGCGTTTAGTAGACAGATATCAGGCTGAAGAGTGATTGTTACCTCCGCAAGATCATCAGCACCATAATCAAAGTCGCCGAAAGATGCATTTGTAATCATACAACCAATTAAAGTCCATTTCTCCACTTCAACACCAGTTGGGTCAAGAGCTTTAAGTACAAGATTCTTTTTGTAACCCACAGCGTAACCCATTCTACCTGTTGCAGATTCGAAGTGAAGTCTTACCCATTCCATAACTTTTTGAGTTGTAGAGGGTCCGATAACATCGATAAATTTCACTTCGATTGTACTCCATTTAGAACGACCAGCAACCCAAGTACTACTATTCATGTACGGTATTTCTGTACTTCCAATTTCTAATGAAGGTTTACCTGAAGTTTGAACTAAAAAAGATTCAATACCTAATTCCGTAGGAAATTCAAGTACGAATCTATTTTTTCTTTTTGGTTCCTGTTCAATAGGAACTGGTCTAAACATATCAGCCATAGCTATAGTAATTATTTAATATTATTTTCCTTTTAAATAAATACTTAGAAAAAATTTTTTTTTATTCGGTATTTTCTTTAAAATGTTTTATAATAACTTAAAAATGACATATGGCTTATAAAAGTGTGTTAAATTAATTTTAAACCAAAAATATTTTATTTAAAGCTATTTATTTTAAAGTCTAAACAGGCTTTATTTTTAACCTATATAGGTTTATTTTTAATGAAATTATATAATTTCCTATGGCAGAAAGAACAGTTAGAATAATAACTAAGAGAACTGCTGTGCCAGGTAAGATTCCAACTGGAACTACGGGCACAGAATTGAATTTAATTAAGGTGGGTGAGCTTGCGTCAAACTTGGCAGATAAAAAACTGTTTAGTTATGACGGTTCTAATGTTTTTGAATACGGATCAAATTCATTTTTAGGTCTAACGGGAGGAACAATAAATGGAGATTTAAATGTCACAGGTAATACGATTTTCTCTGGTGAAGTAATAGCAAATGCAGTAAGTGCAACATCAGTATATACTGATTATATAGATTTTAATACTACCTACATTCCAACACAACAAGAAGGAAGAATTCATTGGGATTCCGATTATGGAACTCTTGATGTTGATTTAGAGGGAAATAATTTAAATCTTAAGGTTGGTTTAGATAATCTTTACTATATAAAAAACCAAAGTGGATCTACAATTGAAAAAGGGAAAGTAGTAAGAGCTGCTGGTACTCTTGGTGGAAGTGGAAGAATTTTAGGTGAATACATGATTGCCGACGGATCAATACCTCATTATTTTACTTTGGGTATTGCTGGTGAAAATATATTAGATGGCGAAGATGGTTATGTATATGAGTTTGGTTTAGTTAAAGGTGTTAATACAACAGGCTCAATATATGGTGAAACATGGACTGGTGGAACTATACTTTATGTACATCCAACAATAGCTGGTGCTTTAACTAGTATTGAGCCTATAGAGCCTAATTTGAAGATTCAAATAGCTATAGTTATTAATGCTGCTTCCAATGGTTCATTATTTGTTAGACCTTCTTTGAGCTATAATTTAGGTGATTTACATAATACGCAAACTAGTGGCGAAACAAATGGTGATTTAATATCTTACGATAGTTCTGGAGGTTATTGGAAATATACAAAAGAATTAACTGGTGATTATATCATAAATGGTTCGCTGAGTGCTGTGACAATAAACGCTGGAGCAATAAGCGCAACCACATATTATAATCTACCAATAGATCCTAATTATTATATTACTGGTGGAACAGTAAGTGGTTCAGACTTGTTGTTAAATAGGAATGATGGTAATGTCGTAACTATAGATACTTCTTCTCTTGATGGTTTATGGTCTCAAAGTGGATCAAATATTTATTATAATAGTGGTAATGTAGGTATAGGCACTAGTAGTCCATTGTTTAATTTAGATATTGTTAGTAGTGGTGGGACTGGAAGTTTTGAAAATATCACTAGATTCCGTACAATAGATAGTACGGATTATTTAGCAATAACTAACGCTGTTTCTACTGATGGTTCTTTTAATCCAGTTTTAAGGTCTTTTAATAATACGAATACATCAACAAACTTATATATACAATCGGTTATAGACCCTTCTGTAGATACAGGTGTCAATCCATTGATAATGTTACAAGGTAGAGTTAGCACAGAACCAGGGGTTGACCCTTGGAGTGGCGTAACGACAAGACCTATACTTAGAGTTAGAAATAATAGTACTAATTTATTAGATGTAACAGCAGATGGTAAAGTGGGCATTGGTACAACATCACCATCACATAGATTATCAATATCTGGTTCATCTGGATTAATAGAAACTAGAGTCGATAAAACATTACCATATACATCTGAAATATACGGACAAACAACAAATGCATCTGGTTCATCTGTAATACAATTAGTAAATGATATAGGTAGGTCGATTGTAATGGGTGTATTAGGTTCAAATCGTGGTTCATCTGTTGCATATGGTGGAGAATCCGATGATGCATTTTTATTCGCTTCGACTACAGCAAATAATTTAAACATATTTAATGGAGCTGGTACTGGAACTGAAGATAGTATTAATTTTTATGCTGGTAACAACGCAGCAGCAACACCACATGTACACATACATGGTTCTGGAAGTACAAAAGGTTATGTTGGTATTGGCACTAAGACACCTAACAAAAAATTAGAAGTTATAGGTGAAGCACAAATAAGTGGTTCTGGACAAAATGTTTTAACAATTATAGGTTCAGGAGATACTAATCCATTATTTACAGTACAAGGTTCTAATGGTCAATTATTTTCCGTAACAGATAGTTTAATAGGAGACCTTTTTTCAGTTAATGATATATCTGGCTTACCTATATTAAAAGTTAATAGTGATGATGAAATTTTAATGGGTAATTATCAAGCACCTTCATTAAATACAACATTTAAAAGTTCAATATCCGCTGGTTTGACAGAGTTATATTCAATACCTATAAGCGCTTATACTGGAGGTTTCTTTGAATATACCTTAGTCGGTAGTGGTGCTAGAGCTGGATCTATTATGTCAATTTTTAGCGGTTCATCTGTTAATTATACAGAAACAACTACTACAGATATAGGTGATACTAGCCCTATTACGTTTGATATGAATGTATCTGGAGGTACAGCTAATTTAACTGTATCAGCAACGACTGGTACGTGGGAAATAAAAACAATAGTAAGAAGTATATAATATGGCAACAACATATTCACCAAAAATAGTAACAGATGGTATAGATTTTTATATAGATTCATCTAATTTTAAAAGTTATCAAAGCGGTAACACCACTGCGTATGATTTGGTTGGTTCGCAAAATATGACTCTCAATAATGGGGTTCTATATTCGTCAGATAATTTAGGTACTTTAGTGTTTGATGGTTTGGATGATTTTACTCAAACTACTGAAGCATACACAAGAACAGAAACTATGAGTTTCGATGTTTGGTTTATGAGAACAGGTGATGTTGCTTCTAATCATATGGTTTGGTCAATGTTCCAACCCTATTTATCTTTTAGAGGGGATTTAGCTGGTGTTAATGCCGATAAGTTTTTAGTATCTTTTTACACGGTTTTAAGTAGTGTTGCAACCCAACGTCTTCTTTATTCACAGGATACTTATTTGGATAATGTTTGGTATAATGTGTGTTGTACGATTGAAACAAACACAACAACTGGAGATGCTGAAGCTAAAATGTATATAAACGGTGAATTAGATAATGTGTTAACATTGCCAGGTACTGTAGATTCTGTATATTCAACACCTCAATATTTACGATTAAGTAAATGGACAGATGTTTCACCATTCCCATTTGAAGGTAAAATACCAAGTTTAAAAGTTTATAACAGAATATTAAGTTCTGACGAGGTTAGGCAAAATTTTAATGCAACAAAAACAAGATTTGGATTATAAAAATAAATATCATGAGTATAAAAAAATTACAAGAAAAAATAGGGTCAACACCTGATGGTGCATTTGGGCCAGGCACTCTAAAGAAGGCTATGGAGTTTTTTAAAATGACACCTGAGAGAGCGTCGCATTTCTTCGCACAAACATCTCACGAAACTGGTGAATTTAAGTTATTTGTTGAGAATTTGAATTATTCAGCAAAAGGTTTACAGTCAATTTTCGAAAAATATTTTCCAGGCAACTTAGAAGAACAATACGCAAGAAAGCCTGAAAAAATTGCTAATAGAGTTTATGCAAATAGAATGGGAAATGGAAATGAACAATCAGGAGATGGGTGGAAATATAGAGGTCGTGGAGCACTTCAGTTAACTGGTAAAAGTAATTACAAATCTTTTTCTGATTATTTAAATAATCCAGAGGTTTTAAAAAATCCTGATTTAGTATCGAGCGAATTTGCTTTTGAATCAGCTTTATTTTTCTTTGATAAAAATAAATTATGGTCTATATGTGATAAAGGAGTTGGTGATGAAGTTATTAAGTCGTTGACTAAAAAAATTAACGGCGGATTTAATGGTTTAGAGCATAGAACAGAGCTTACGAAAAAATATTACAAATGGCTAACTAAATAAGCTTAAAAAATCAATACCTGTATTATAGAAATATATAAATTATGGAAAATTACGAACAAAGACGTTTTATGATATTTAATGTATCAGAGTTAGATACAGTTGATTTTGATGAAGTATTAGAAAACTCTAAAGATACAGTAAGAAAATCTGTAGATGAATTAAAGACGTTTGTTAAGTGGGAAGGTATAGATATTCCGATGTCTGTAAATAACTTAATAACAAAAGAAGGACCTTATACTTATGATGAAATTAAAATAATTTTAAAAACAGAGTATTGGACTTCGATAGAAGAAATTTAATACATATTTACTAGTAGTGGTAATAATTTCTGGATAGGGAAAGAAATTTTAAAAACATGGGAAACGAATTTGTAATTAAAAATGGGTTTATATCCAAAACTGATAGTGAAGTTCAAGGTGCTTTAAGCGCAGTAACCTACTATGGGGATGGATCAAACTTAACTGGTTTAAGTGGGTCTACTAACTGGATTAGCTCAGGAACAAGTATTTATTATAATGATGGTAACGTTGGTATTGGAACAACTACACCGACAGAAAAGCTAGAAGTAAGTGGAAATACAAAAATCAGCGGTCAGATAATTGCTGAAGGTGTTTCAGCAACAACTTATTATAATTTGCCTATTGATATAAGAACAACAGGCGTTACTGTTTCTGATGGTTCTGTTTTTTTTAACAGAAATGACGTTATGTCAGCATACACAATAAGTTTTAGCGGTGTAAATATTGATGTTATTAGTGATGATATTAATAAAAAAATAACCTTCAGTGCATCGACTATCCCATCTCTTAATGAAGCACAAATATTTATTGGTAATACTTCAGATAATACCCAAGCTAGAGATGTAATTGGTGATATAAGTTTAAATTATAGTGGGTTAACAACAATACAACCAAATGTAGTTACTTATGATAAAATGCAAACGGTTTCACAGCCAGCTTTGTTAGGTTCTACAACTTCTGGAGGCACTGTTTCAGAGATACTAACAGTGGAAGCTTATGTCAACACAGGATCAACAGCTGCCACTTTATTAGATGATGCTAATAATTGGAATCAATATGGGGTTTATACAGGAAGTTCAATTAGCGGTACGTCTTTAGGTCAGAGCCATTATAATGACAATTATTGGTACACGGCTATTCAAGACAATGTTTGGATTAGATTAATTAGAGGATAATATGATTTTGCATAACGGTAAAATAATTAAAGTTAGTCATTATAATCAATATGATAGAAGATATGATTATGTAGAACCGTATTATTATTGTGGTTTAGCGCCATATAATTCATTGGATAGCGACCCAGTTTGGGATATAACTAGAATTGAAGAGAATTTAGATGGTACTACGACAGAACAAACAGCTACCAATGTTAGTTGGGATAATAGATATAGTGAAATTTATGTATAAAAAATAATATAATATGAAAAAATACAGTATAGTAATTAATCACACTGGTAATGATTTATATGCAATCGTTATTAAAAAATTTGATATCGTTGATGGTTTACCAGTTAATGAAGTTAGCGAAATTCATACCAATAAAAGTTTATCTGAATGTATAACTATTCAAAATAATTCAATTCAAAATCAATAAATATGGCTACTAGATTCGCAATAGCTAACGGAAATTGGAGTAACACAGCTATTTGGGATAATACCGCATTACCTTTAAGTGGTGATAATGTTTATGCTAATAGTTTTACGGTTACAGTAGATCAGAATATAACAATAAGTAGTTTGAGAAATACAACGCCTAATGTTTATTTACCTGACATGCCTATTCCGTTAATGACAGGTAATCTTCTACCAGAAGGAGAAGCGTTTGCAGGTCAAAATACATCTAATGCTTATGTGGTATTTGATTATAATCAATCCACGTTTTGGTCTTCAGGTAATAGTTTAATTGATAATTATGTTGGCTATATGTTTCCTACTGGTAAGATTATAAAAAGATATTATTTTTTCAGAAGTAATACTAATCAAAGTCCTCAATCTTGGGTTTTTGAAGGCTCTAATGATGACATAACATATACTGCATTAGAAACAGTAACAGCAAACGTAGCTTATACTCCATACACAAGTGGAATTTTAGCCAACACAACGTCTTATACTTATTATAGGTTAAGAATTACAGCTGTAAAATTAGGTACATTATCATATTTATATAATTTAGAAATGACTGAGAGTGTTGGCACTGTTTATGGTACAACAGCTACTGGTAAATTTGATGTAAATACATCTAGAGATATAGTATTTAACGGTGGTGATGGCATTGCTGTACAAAGCGCCGCTGTTGGTTCTAGTATTGTGTTAGCTATTAATTCTAACTCGCCTGATATAGTAAATTTATCATCAATAAACGGTGGTTATATTTTAGGCCCTAATCAAATAACATCAGTCAACCAAGATACAACTGCGTTACGAACATATGGTACTTGTACATTAAATTATACTGGAGATGTTTATTCGCCAAATATAGGTGGATATTCCAGACAAGGTAATTTTTATATAGGTGGAAATACCATTGTTAATATCATAGGTAATATATACGGCCCTACAACTGCAGATGGTAATACTAATATCTCTGTAAATATTATAGGTACATCACCTACAGTTAATGTAACTGGTAATGTATATGGAGCTACAAGTAACACTGCTAATAGAGCTATTCAGATGAGTTCGGCAAACGGTATACTTAATGTTACTGGTAATATTGTAACACAATTAGGGTTTGCTATCTTTAAAACGGCTGGTATTTTAAACCATACAGGAACTGTTCAAATTTTAAATGCTAACGCTAGACCAGCTGTTCTATCTACTAGTACTAACATTTCTAAATTCACGTCACCATTTATTAATTATGATGGTGCTGTTGCTGTTAATGCTTATAAAATGGCATTTTATTCTGGTTCAACGGTTCAATGGTTATTTCAAGATTCTGCTAATGTTGATTTTAATTTATATTCATCTAATATAACTGGTAGTACTTTAGGTTTACCATTAACAACTGATGTTAGAAACGGTATTAGTTTTGGTCCTACTGGTGCAACCTTAACTGGTTCTTTGATTGTACCCACAGCTTCAAATGTAAGAATGGGTGTGCCAGTTGATAATACCGTTGGTACAGCTGAATTAACCGCTGAAGATTTTTTAAACGCTATAACTGGATCAACAAATCCTATGGCTGTAAGGTTAAAAAATGTAGCAACAGTTGATACTGTAGGTTCGTTATTTACATCGTTTAATCCTTAATAAAATATTACAAATAAAATAAAATAATATGGCATTTGAACAAAATATTGAAGGTTTTAGAATAAAAGGTGACTTAACTGGTGTGACATCAGTATCAGCAACAACTTATTATAATTTACCTGTCGACCCTAATTATTATGTTACAGGAGGTACTTTATCTACTGGAGGAACTCTTACATTACAGAGAAATGATGGGAATTCTGTTAATATAACAAATATAAATAGCGGTAACGCTGTAGTTGATAACTTTTATTATCAAATATCAAACTCCGTAGATACAAGGCCTATATTTGAAGATGATAATGTGTTGTTTAACTGGGATGAGACTGGTAATGATTTAGAATTTCAAATGAAAGTAGCTCCTGGTGGTAGTGGTGACATGAGAGCATCGGCGTATTTATATGGAGGGGGAGTTCAAAGCACTGCTATAGTATCAACTGGTGTTGATTATGATTTGTGGGCAGCTGGAGTCGCTGCTGGAAATAGAATAGAAGTTTTTATAACTGCCGAAAATGATGAAACATATCCAGCTTATAGAGTTATAGTTTTTAATACTGGTGAGAGTTATTTAAACTCTGTTTGGATAGAAAGGATAACAAAAAAATAAGAATATGAAACAAATAATTTTAATGTCATTCAATAGTATTACGGAAGGTTTAAATTTTATGAGCACATTTCAATACCCATGCGCATTCACAGTTAATAGGAATTGGGATCGTTGGTATAATCAAAACGGTGTCTTGTTGGAAAATATACCAGAACAAAAATATTCAAACATAATGCTTCCAAACCCAGAGCCATTTATGTATTGTTTGGTTGATAATTGGGTAAATAATGAATATTGTTATGATGGTAGTTTTGTGTTTGTAACAAGAAATAAAAATCAATAATTATGAGTATGGAAAAATTAAAAAAATCTTATAGCCCAAAAATGAAAAAATTTAGAAGAAGTTGGGTTAATTTATTTAGAAGTTATAGTAAAAAAAATAAATTACAACCATCAGCTGTAATTGTTTTTATAACTTTTGCTATAACAGTCGCTTTAACATTGTTAGGTTTTAGTAAATATGCATTTTTACCATTTCTTTTGGGGTGTTTATTTATATTAGTATCAATTGTTTACTTTCATTTTTATCCATTATCTTGGGAAGAAATGAATGATGAAGAAAAAGGTGCATACAGACATTTTTATCAACTTCCTGGTGATTGGGAGTTGAAATAGGAAATTGTAAATATTTAATAAAAACAATATTAATAAATAATTAGAGAATATTTATATTTATGAATATAGAGATAGGTGAAATAGTTTATGAGCAAGTGTTATCTTTAGATGTAGATAATTACCCTATAACTGCCTCAACTTTTGATGTTGTATTGTTTTTTAATAATGAACCATATTCTGGAAATACTCCTAGTTATTATTTAACTGACGCTTCTAGAGGTATTTTTACATTTTCTTGGTCTGGAGATTCATATGGACAATATCAATTATATGCTAAAAACAGTTTAACGAATGTTATTTTTATATCTAACATAGTAGACATAAAACCAACAATAGATTCAAATATATATATAGGTCTTTAGTTGAAAATAAATAATTATAAGCTATTTACAAAGAAAGTCTATAATTAATGACGACACAACAAATATTGCAAGAGCGTATAAAGTGCGCAAGAAGTCCTATATATTTTTTTAACAATTATGGTTACGTCTTTGACGCTATAGCAAAAAGTGTTAAAAAGATGAAGTGTTTTGAGTATCAAGAACAATGTGTTGATATTTTCCATAAAAACCAAAACTCAATAATACTTAAATCCAGGCAATGTCTACCTGAGGATACTTATGTAGACACGCCAAACGGACCAAAAGCGATTAAGGATTTTAAAATTGGAGATGAAGTTTACTCCTACAACTTAACTTCTAGTGAAGTTGAGGTTGATACAGTTTATGACGCTTGGTGCAGTGGCGATAGGCAATGTGTAAAATTTAAACTACAAGATACAAGAAATTTTGAGACAGGAGAAAATCATCCATTTTACGTAAAAGACAAAGGTTGGATTAAAGCAAAAGACCTTCAGAGAGGTGATGAAATTATTGATGCTAATTTTGGATTTGGCGATGTGATTGCCAATGAAGACGAAATAAAGATACTTGCATACTTAATTACGGATGGAAGTACAAATAAACAAGTCAAGTTTACAAATAATAATATTAATTATTTATCAGAATTTGAAGAATCAGTAAATAATATATTCCCAGAATTATCAATAAGAAAGTCTATAAAATTTAACGGTTATGATTATTTCCCACATCAAGAGCATGGGACAAGCTTGAAGAATCCGATAATGGAGTGGTGTGAAACTAAAGAAATAGCAAATAAAAAAACTGAATTTAAACTTTTACCTAAAGAAGTTTTTAGCTGGAATAAAAAATCAACTTCAATTTTAATAAATAGACTTTTTGCTGGAGATGGATGGATTAGTATTTACAAAAAAGGCGAAAACAGTAAAAGGTTAGAATTAGGAATAGCATCTCCAAGTAAGGAGTTCTTACATCAAGTTAAGTCTTTACTCAAAAAGTTTGATATTAAATGCAATATTTACGAAGTAAAAAATATGAAATTGCAAAAAAACAAATTTTTTAAACTTAGAATTACTCATTCGAAGAGTGCTGTAAGATTTGTTAAAAACATAGGGATATTTGATAAGATAACACAAGAACACTACGATATTTGTGATAGTTATAAACATAATGTAAAAGACAATCCGATTATTAAAAAGATTGAAAAAACTGTAATTAAAAATTGTTACGACATTTCTGTAAGTAAAAATGAAAACTTTTTTATAGATGGATTACTTACTCACAATACAGGTTTATCTGTAATTACAGCAGGTTATGTCGCTTGGAAATTAATGTTTAGGTATGATGAAAAGATATTAATTATTGCCAATGATGGAGCAGGAGCTAAAAGGTTTTTAGCTACTGTTAAGCAATTTGTCGAACATACCCCTTCATGGCTCCAACCTGAATCTGTAGTAACAAACAATCAAACAAAATTAGAATTTTCTAACAAGTCTTGGGTTGAAGCAAAAGCGAGTAGTCCAAATGCAGGTCGTGGAGAATCTTTAACAATGCTTGTTCTTGATGAGACTGCTTTTATTAAAGATGCTGAAGCGATTTGGATGGCAGCTGGTATGGCGCTCTCCGCTACAAAAGGTAAATGTATAATGATATCATGTGTCCCTAAAGGAACTATGGTGTTTACAGATAAAGGTATAAAAGAAATAGGTAGTTTTGTTAATCAAGAAAAAGAAGGCGGGTATGAAATAGAAGAGTATAGTGTTTTAGGGAAAGATAGTTTGAGAAATGGTAGTTTATTTTTTAATAACGGATTTCATAAAACAAAAAAACTAAAAAGCACAAATGCTGAAATAGAGGGGACTTTAACACATAAATTATGGGCATGTAAGGATGGTATTTATGATTGGTATAAAACGGAGGAGTTAAGTGAAAAAGACTTTATATCAATCCAATACGGCATGGAGGTGTGGGGGAATAATGATTCTGTGAAAGATTTTACTCCTATAATCCACAACAGACAGAGCAATATATTAGACGCTAAGATAATAACAAAAGAAATTGCTTATTTGATAGGTTTATATATATCTGAAGGTTCGGTTTATAAAAAATACAATAAAAAAAATGAGTTTATAGGAGGAAGTGTTACTATTACGTGTGGAGACGATATATCAAAAGCTATTAGTGATGTTGGCTTAACGTATTCATCACACGATAATTTACATTATTCAATTGGCTCTAAAACGTTTATTGAATTTTTGGAATATATTGGTTTTGATTTATCTAAGAAAGCTAAAGAGAAGGAAATACCAAGTAGGTTGTTTGAAATGTCAAGAGAAAATATCATATATATGCTAAGAGGTATATTTGATGGAGATGGATATTCAAGAAAAGATAAAGGTTATGTTGGTATAGGTATGAATTCTAAAAAGCTAATTAACCAAATAAGAATGTTGCTATTAAATTTTGGTATTTTAACAGATTATTATGAGGTTTGGACAAAAGAAACCAAAAAAGTAAGTGTTAAAACTTTAAATTACAGAATTTCAGCCAATGCGGAGTTTTCTAAAGTGTTTTATAATAAAATAGGTTTTGGTTTTGATAGAAAACAAAAAAATAATTTAGTTTTAGAAAAATATAACTTAAATAGAAGTATTCCTGATGATATTGTTCCGTTTTCTTTAGATATTGTTAAGGAAATGATTAGACAATCAGGTTTTAATACGTCTTTTTTTAAAAACAAATCAATTTACGTGAATGGAATCATAAATTCAAAAACACGACATAAATCTAATCATATCAGTAGAAAGTTGTTTTTAAGATTATATGATTTATGTAAAGATAACCTCTCAGATGATTTAAAATTGCAAATAAGTAAAATTTTATCTCCAAATTTAAAGTGGAATAAAATTAAAGAGATTGAGTATTTAGAAAATGATACTTACGATTTCTCTTTACCTCATAGAGAAGATGATTTTTGGTGTCATTCAGTTATATACAATGGTGTTTTAGGACACCAAACACCAAACGGAACAGGGAATTTATATCATAAAACTTGGGTGGGCACAACTAATAAAAAGAATGATTTTGTTCCTTTGACCGTGCATTGGACACAAAACCCTCAATCATCTGTAGGTTTACAAATGAATAGAAATATCAACGGAGAAGAATTTCCTTGGAGTCCTTGGTATGAAGAGCAGTGCAGAAGAATGAGTTATGATAGCGTTAAGATTGCGCAAGAGTTAGATTTATCTTTTGAAGGATCTAAATATCTTGTAATTGAACAACAGCTTATTGATAAATACGAAAAAAGGGTTAGAAATCAAAAACCTAACTTTTATATTAAGTATGATTTTACTTTTAAAGGTACGCCTGAAGCGGGTAATTTCATATTAGACGAAACAGCTTTCCAAGTCTGGAAAAGACCTGAAGAAGGTAGACAGTATATTATTGGGTGTGACGTCGCTCGTGGGGATGGAAAAGATTACTCTACAATCCAAGTTTTGGATGCCGAAACATTAGAACAAGTTGCTGAATATAGAGATAAAGTTGGTGTAGATTTATTTCCATATTTAATTGATTGGGTTGGAAGAATTTACAATACTGCTTATTTAGTAGTTGAGTGCAACTCTTTTGGTTTACACGTTGCGCTTACTTTAAGAGATCAATTGCAATACAAAAAAATGTTTTTCTCTAAAAATGTTCAAGATATTCACGTTAGACCTTATGACTATAAGGTAAATGAAGGTACTGAAATCCCAGGATTTCAAACAACAATGAAAACAAGACCTCTTATTGTTGCATCTGTTATACAACATATGAGAGAAAACTCTCTGATTCTACACTCCCCAAGACTTACAGCTGAGTTCTCAACGTTTGTTATGGTTAACAATAAGCCTCAGCACGAACCAGGGTTTCATGATGATTTAATATTTGCTTTAGGTTTAGCACTATATGTTAGGGATAATGAATATAATAATGTTATCGCTACAGATGGTCTGTATAAATCAATGTTAGGAGCCATATCTTTCAATTCAAATAATATGGTTGGTAAAGTAGATTATAATAAGTCTAGTGGTAAAGATATTGTAATACCAGAAGGTGGTAGTGGTTTGTTTTTAGGGTCATCTTTTACAGAATCAGATGATGAAGATTTGGATTGGCTTCTAAAGCCTTAAAAAATTGATTTTTAAAACAAAATTGCTTATATTTTAAAAAAACAGATAAAATGGCTGAAGATAAAAAACCGCAAAGTATATTTCAAGGGGTTGTAGATGCAATAAATGGGGGTAAAAAGAAGACTCCAACAATGTCTGCTTCTGCTCAGTTTGCTCCAAACGATAAAGGAGATTTAGTTGGTGGTGGCTCTAATCCGATTGAAGAAATGCAACAGCAGTTTCTTGACTGGCAGGTTAATAAGATATCACATAATTTATATACAAGGTCAATATATTTTGATACAGATAGAATAACGGCATATCAAGATTTTAGAGCCATGGATATGTCTCCTGAAATTGCAGCAGCGCTTAATATACTACGTGATGAATGTTTAGATGCAAATACAATAATCCCTCTTCTAAATGGAGAAAAAATTACTATTGAAGAGTTATATAACTCTAATAGGGAAAATTTTTATGTATATTCTTATAATGCAGATGATAAAAAGTTTGAACCTGGGCTTTGCCAACGAGTAACTTTTAAAGGTGAACAAGATGTTTATAAAATCGTATTCGACGATGATTCATTTGTAATGGCAACTTCTGAGCATCTTTGGCTTAAAAAAGGTGTAAGTGAATATGTAAAAACATGTGAATTAAAAGAAGGTGTATCTATTGAACCTTTTTATACTAAAGTTTCCGACGAAAAAGACAGAATTCAAGGTTATGAAATGTTGCTTGAAAATGGTAATTGGGAATATACTCACAGAGTTGTAAAGAGAGAAATATATCCAAACGAAAAAGGTGTTGTTCATCATAAAGATATTAGGAAGTTAAATAATGATCCTTCTAATTTAGAAGTAATGTCTTGGAAAGAACATCAAGACTTACATCATAAATTAAACTCTCAACGATGGGAGAATAATGATGAGTATGCTCAAAAGATGCGTAAAATTTTTTCTGAAACAAATTCAATAAATGGCCCATATTGGTCAAATGAAGATTGGAGAAAGAATAGAGTATCTCAAATGTCAGAAAGAAGTAAGAAAAAATATTCTAATTTCACCCCCAAAGAGTTAAAAGAGAAATTTGGTTTTGCGGGAGAAAAAAATGGAATGTTTGGTAAAGGTTATAAATTAAAAGGAGAAAATAACGGAAGATTTTTACAAGATAAAATCAGAGAATTTTCAACTGAAGAATTAATCGACGCATTTAAAAAAACTAAAAATATTGAACAAGCTTGTGAGTTGCTCGGAACTACAAGAAGAATACTTTATAAATCCCAAGCATATAAAAATTTAAATATTAAGCGCTGGGAAGATATTGACTTCAAAATACAAGATATAACACTAAATAATATTGAAAAAACTTGTGAGAAATATATTGGAAAATTAGTTCTAGAAAATAGCTTTTCGCTTATTTGCAAAGAAAATAATTGGAATCCTAAAAAAACTAACACATTCTTAATTAAAAATGGTTATGGAAAATGGACGGATTTTGTTGCTAAATATAACTCTACAGAGAAAATGTTTGACTCAATAAAATCTGTTGTAAAAGAACGTGGGGATATTAGTTTAGTCAACGCTTGTAAAATATTAGGTCTTGGATATAAAAAAGTTGACGGACTTATACAAAGAAGTGAATATAAAAACTTTAGCGGACTTAAATCCTCAATAAATCATAAAGTAAAGTCGGTTGAGTTTGTTGGAAAAAGAAGGACATATGATTTGGTTAATGTCGGAAAATATCACAATTTTGCAATATTAACATCTAATGGCACAGGTGTAATTTCTCACAATTGTCTTACTCGAAATGAAAGAGGTAATATACTTGACATATATTCAGAGAATTCTAGAGTAAAAGATATTTTAAAAGACTTATTTGGAAACAGAATTAATGTAGATTACAATCTTAAGCTTTGGATTCGTGATTTAATTAAGTACGGAGATTATTTTGTGTTTTTAGAAATTGATAAAACAGAAGGAATATACAACTTTCTCTCTCTGCCTGTTGAAGAAATACACAGAGAAGAGGCTTATGATGGAAACCCTGAGAGTGTAAGATTTCGCTGGGAAACTATGGGTATGTATTTTGAAGATTGGCAAGTTGCTCATTTTAGGATGTTGGAAGATACAAAAAAACTACCTTACGGTCGTTCTATTTTAGATCCTGCTAGAAAACTTTGGAAACAATTACAACTTGCTGAAGATTCTATGCTTGTTTATCGTATTACTAGAGCTCCAGAAAGAAGAGTTTTTTATATTGAAGTTGGTAATTTGGGCGATAACGATGTCCAAGGGTATATGATGAAAATACAAAACCAAATCAAAAAACAACCTGTGGTTGATTCTAGAAATGGTCAGTATAATTTGAAATATGACCCAATGAACATTACGGAAGATTACTTCATTCCTATAAGAGGAGATAAATCTTCAAAGATTGATACACTTCCAGGTGCTTCCAATATGGGTGACATCCAAGATATTGAATACCTTCAAAATAAATTATTTGCTTCTTTGCAAGTCCCTAAGGCTTACTTGAATTACGCTGAAAACTTACCTGGTGGATCGACTTTATCTCAAGCTGATTTAAGGTTTGCCAGAACAATCAACTCGATTCAAGAAGTTATATTGATGGAACTTAGGAGAATAGCAAATATTCACCTTTTCTTTTCAGGTCTTAAAGATGAAGTTGATAATTTTACTCTAACGCTTACAAACCCATCTACTCAGCAAGAATTGTTGAAATTAGAAACAATGAAGGCTAGGATGGAAGTTTTTAAGGAGATGTATTCATCTGAATCAAACTCTGCAGTTTCTTATACTTGGGCGATGGAAAATATTCTTGGGTTTTCTAAATCTGAAATTAAACTTATACTTAAACAGAAAAAGGTTGAGAAGAAAATATTTGCTGAAATTGATGCATCTGTAGAAACTTACAAAAAAATTGGTCTATTTAAAGAACTTGATGATAGATATGAACTTCCAGGTGCATCACCTGCAGGCGCATCTTCTTCTGGAGAGGAAAGTAGCGTCGGTGGCGGTGGCGGTGGCGCATTAGGCGGTTTAGGTAATATGGAACTTGGTAGCCAATTGGGCGGAATGGAAGCTGGTGGAGGCACTCCAGATATGGGTGGCGCAGATGAAGTAGGTGGTGCTCCAGAAATGGGAGGCGCAGAGGAGGCTCCTTTAGCGGAAACTAGATTGAAAGTTATTAAGAAAGTTTTAGCTGAATCAGACAGAAATACTGATGACTTGCTACTGGATTTATTGGGTGATACTTCAGATGCTCCGACTTTAGCAGAAAGAGAAGAGAATGAAAATAAATTATTACATAAGAATAAAAAGCTGAATTACAAAATTGAAAAAATGATTGAAAATATCCAATCTAGTTTGGATGATACAAAAAAAGAAGAAAGAGAAGAGAATGAAAAAAAATTCAAAGAAAGTAAAGCTAAGAATACTTTGTTTGAAAGAAGTGGGATGGTGATAGATAGAACTAATAGTATGTTTAAAAACCTAGAAGAGATGATGAATGGTAAAAAGGTTTCTGGATTTGATGTAGATAGTACTGAAGTAATAAATGAGGAATTTATAGAAGAAATTGAACTAAATGAAGATTCTTTAGATATTTCCGAAGGTAAAACAGAAGAGTAATGGAAAAATATCCAGGATGGTTAAATATAAACGATACTTATAAAATCAAAAAAGATTTTGCTGAGTTAAAATCTATTATAGAAGAAATAGAACAGGATATAAACGCTTTCTTGGGTAATAGAAAAGTTAAATACAAAGGAAAAAGAGCTAGAAAAAAACTAGCTCTTTTGAAAAAAGAATTAATCCCTAATATATCTAGAAAAATACTAAAAACTAAACAAGATTATGAAAGTGACTACGAATAGTCACTTTTTTTTGTTTAAATAAAAAATGAAACATTTTTGAATTTATTTCGTATATTTGCATATAGTATAAATATATCTTATAATGATGAATCAAACTTGTAGTAATAGAAATTGTAATTGCAGTAAGCAACATATATATAAAGATGATTTAACAGAGGTTGCAAAAGGTGATTTGCACAAAGCTATGGATACTTTCGAAGAACGAAAGTATGAATTAGGTAATGCTTTAAAAGAAGAAGACAGAAGAAAGAGACCTATGGTTCATCTACATCTTCATACGTTTCACTCGATATTAGATGGTTGTGGAAGTATTGATAATTATGTTAAGTTGGCTAAAGAATATAATCACCCTGCAATTGCTGTTACTGATCATGGTACGCTTTCAGGTACTTACGAGCTTTTTAAGAAGTGTAAAGCTGGTGGTATAAAATCTATTATGGGTATGGAAGCTTATGTGAATGATAGACAAGGTGAGTTTGAAGAAAAAAAATACGAAGGCGGAAACTCTCATCAATCTATATTTGTTATGAATAAAGAAGGGTTTGTCAATATAAATAAATTGGCTTATCGTTCTTATGATGAAGGTTTTTATAAAAGAGGTAGGATTAAAACAGAATGGTTATTTGAAAATAAGCAAGGCTTGTTTTTGACAACTTCTTGCGCTGTAAGTCATATGTCAAAATTAGTTCTCGAGGGTAAAGAAAGTGATGCTGAAGAGTATTTAAAAGGTCTTATGAGAGAATTTGGAGATAATTTAGCAGCTGAATTACAATTTAACGAATATGAGGGTCAAAAAATTTATAATAGTTGGTTATTAAAAATGATAAAGAAGTATAGTCTTATGCCTATACTTACAAATGATGTTCATTATGCTTTTAAGGAAGACGCAGAGCTTCAAGACACTCTTATTGCAATTAACCAAAAATCAAAATTAGGAAACTCATTTAAACTCAATACGAGAAATCTTTACTATGCTAATGTAGATGATTTCCATATATTCAATAAGCAATTTGGATTTAATTACCCAGAGTCATTTGTGGATATGTGTTTAGACAATACTCTTAAAGTTGCTGAAAAGTTAAATTATGAGTTTGATTTAGGTAAAGAGAAATATCCTAGATATGAACCAAGTATTCAAGTCGAAGAATATTTTAAAACAGATGATACAAAAGATATTATTACAAGACTTGCATTTGCTAAGTTAAAACAGAAGTTAAATAAGTATAAAGAAACTGGATTGGTTGAAATAACTCCAGAGAAAGAAAAAGAATATTACGATAGACTTACGTATGAACTGGAAGTTATTGATAATAAGTCTATGCTTGATTATTTTATGGTTAATTGGGAAATAGTTAAGTTTTGTAAGGAAAATGATATTGCTACAGGTCCTGGGAGGGGGTGTTTTCAAATTGGATCAAGAGTTAAAATGTCAGATGGTATGTATGCTCCAATAGAGACTATAAAAGAAGGAGATGAAGTTATTGATGCTTTCGGAGATAACAGACATGTAGTTAATAAGTTTGAATATGATATTGAAGAGGATATAATAGACTTGGAGTTTGATAATGGTAAAAAAATTTCATGTACTCTAGATCATGAAATACTAACTAAAAACAGAGGTTGGGTGGCAGCTAAAGATTTGACAGACGAAGATGATGTAGCAGAAGTTTAAATTAAACACATCCTCTACCAGGTCTTGTTTTATGTTTTTGTGACTATTTATAATAAAATAGTCATATGCAAAAAAATGAAATAACAAGAGATGAGTTGGAAATTATTGTCAAGAGTGATAATATAAAAAAATTTTTTCTAGACAAAGAAGATATTAGATTTTTTTCTTTAAAATTTAAAATTAAATACACTTTTTTAGAAAATTATTTATTGAAGAATAACATTATAGTTAAAACAGATAAATTAAATAAGCTATTAAAATATTTAGATATAAATGTTGAAAATAAAACTATTGACATAAAAGATTTTGATAAATTAGGTGAATGGAAAAAAGAAGTTTTTAAAAATTCAAAAATTTTTGTTAATTTTGATTGTGAAAATTGTGGATTAAATTCAAAATCAAGATTAGATAAAACAATTAACAGAAAGTTCTTTTCTCTAAAACCTATTTGCTCTAAGTGTATAGGAAAGAAGGTGACAAATACATTTGAATGGAAAAATACTAATAGCGAAGCACAAAAGATAGCACAAAATAAGCCAGAGACAAAAACAAGAATGTCTGAAATTGTAAAAAAAAGATGTAGTAATATTGAATATAGAAAAAAAATGTCGAACACATCAAAAAAAGTTTGGAAAAAAGAAGGGTATAAAAAA